CATACCTGAAGATGGTGGCAGATATATTGCTATGCACCCAAAGGGATATGCTGACTTATTTTTAATTACTGAGTTTGCATCATCTGACTTTGTTGGTGATCAGAATTTACCATTTGCAGGTGGCATGAGTATGAAAGAATTCTTAGGATTTAAGATATTCTCAACTGCTGCAATTACTGCAGGTAAGAATATGGTCTATCATACAAGTGCAGTAGGATTAGGTATTGGTGCTGACGTAAGTACAGAACTAAACTATATTCCTGAGAAAGTATCTCACTTAGCAACCTCAATGATGTCTATGGGTGCTGTTGTTATTGATAACAATGGTGTCTATGAACTTCTTGACAACAACTCATAGGAGGGTCGAATGGCTTATAGTGCAAGTGGTCTTCACAAAATTGGTGGTGCTAGTGGAGTATGTTTATGGATTTATCAAACAGCAGATGCGATTGCTGCAGTAAATTCAGCAGGATACTTTACTGGTGAAGCAGTTAATATGTTGAACGTAAGAGATTTAATTATTGTTCAAGATACTAATACACCAACAACAAACTTTGTTACTGTTTTATCAAACAATGGCACAACAGTTGATGTCTCTGACGGAACTGCAGTGGCAGAAACAGACGGAGATTAGGAGTAGGGGGAGCAATCCCCCTATCTTTATATGACAAGTACAGTAGCAAATTCAGCAATAGACATAGCATCAAGAGCATTAGTTCTTATAGGTGCAGAGCCTATTACTTCTTTTGACTCATCAAGTACAGAAGCATTAGTAGCAAGTAATATGTATGAAGATACAGTTCGTGCTACTTTAGCTACTGCAAGATGGAGATTTGCTACAGAACAAGCTGTATTGAATCAACTTACAGACACACCAACAGGTCGATTTGATATTGCACATCAATTACCAAGTGATCTTCTTATACTTCATGCCGTAACTATTAATGATAGATTAATTGAATATACTGTGTATGGTGACAAAGTATTTAGTGATTCAACAACTAATGACACATTGATAGCTGACTATACATTTAGAGCAGAAGAAGTAAACTTTCCTAGTTACTTTTCCTTAGCCTTGCAATATTCACTAGCATCTATCTTTGCTACCTCTATAGCTAGAGATGATAGACTAATGCAAATCATGGAAACAAAAGCTAATATGTTAATGGCAAAAGCTAGAAACCTAGACTCACAACAACAAACAACAAGACGATTATCAACATCAAGATTTATAACTGATAGGAGAAGTTAAATGGCAAGAGTAAGAGTGCCATTAAATAACTTTCAGTTTGGAGAGGTTAGTCCTGCACTTACATCAAGAACAGATACTAAAGTATATACTAATGCAGCAGAGCAGGTAAGAAACTTCTTTATTAGATCAGAGGGTGGTCTAAAGAAAAGAACTGGCACTAAAAGACTAGCTAACTTTGGTAGTAGTCCATCATTCACAGCAACGGCAAGTCTACGACAAAGTGTTAGAATAGAACCATTTATATTTTCAGATGATGAAAAATATATAATAGCCTTTAGTAATACACGAATTGAGATATTTCAGATTGATCCTTCTACTGGTGCAGTGGCATCTGTTCAGGCAATTACAAGTCAGACATGGTTAGTTAATACAACCTCAGCACCTTATCTTGAAGAGATTACCTTTGCACAGCAAGGTGATCTTATGTTTATATGTCACAATACATTTCAGACTAGAATATTAGAACGTACTGGACTTACTACATTTACAGTATCTACATTTAACTTTGATTCATCAAGAGATGGCAATGACATATTTCAACCATACTTTAGTTTTCAGCCATTAGGTATGACTATGGCTTGTAATAATACAAGTGGTAATAGTAGAACATTAACTGCTAGTGCTGATTACTTTGTAGCAGGTCATGTAGGAGTTGATATACTTATAGGTGAAACTCGTTGTCGTGTTACTGCAGTGGCAAGTGCCACTTCTGCTACAGTAAATATAGCAGGTACAATTAGACAGCAATTAGAAATAGATAGTATTAAAACATTTGAAGGTAGTGGAACAGTTAGAGTTACAAAAGCTTTGCATGGTTTAGCTACTGGTGCTTCAGTTACATTTGAAAGATCAGGTGCAGTAGGAGGTATTGCTAATAGTAATATAAATGGTGCAAGAACTATAACAGCAGTTCCTGATGAGAATACATTTGAATTTACTGCAGGTGGCAGTGCTACTGCTACATCAAGTGCTATTGGTGGTGGTAGTCCTCGTATTGTTACTGGTGCAGCAACTACTGAGTTTAGTGAACAAAGTTATTCTCCACTTAGAGGTTATCCTGCTGCAGTTACTTTTCATCAAAATAGATTATGGTTTGGTGGTACATTGGCACAACCTGATGGCATTTGGGGTAGTAGGTCAGGACAGTTCTTTAACTTTGATATAGGTGATGCAGAAGATAATGATGCTCTTGATCTTACTGCAAACGTAGGTGAGATCTTTTCTATTAGACATTTAGTATCTAACAGAGATTTACAAGTCTTTACTACTGGTGCTGAGTTGTTTGTTCAAGCACCAACAGACAAACCAGTTACACCTTCTAACGCACAGATACGCAGACAAACTCCTTATGGTGCATCATTTGTAAAACCTACAGTGTTTGATGGTGCGACTTTGTTTATACAGAAAACTGGTAGTGCATTGAGAGAGTTTCTATTTACAGACTCTGAAGCAGCATACACATCTGTGGCTGTGTCAGGTCTTGCACCTCATTTAATACTTGATCCAGTTCAGATGACATCAATCAAAGGTGCATTGAATCGAAGTGAGTCATATGCTTTTCTTATAAACAATGATGGCACTATAGCTGTATTTTATTCCGTAAGAGGAGATCAAAAAGCAGGTTGGACATTATGGGATACTGAAGGAACATGGCATAGTATATGTGCAGTGCATGAAAGATTGTTCGTTGTGTGTGCTAGAGATGATGGTTCAGGAACAACTAAATTGTTTCTTGAAGAGTTTCAAACAGATATGCCTATGGATTTCTGTGATACATTTAGTGGTAGTGCTAGTGTCTTTGGCAGTTTAGGATCACACTTTGCTAATGATGCTGTAGTTAAAGCTACTAATGGTAATGACTTTTTAGGATCATTTACTGTATCAGGTGCATCAATAGATGCTAGTGCAGTAAAGAGTGGATTGTCTCAGGCATTTATAGGCTATGCTTTTACACCTACACTTAAAACTTTACCTATTGATGCCACTATACAAGGTGGACCTTTGACTGGTGAGCCTAGACAAATACCAAAAGTCATACTAGATTTATTCTCAACACTAGCTGTAAGTGTTCAAGGACCAAGTACTACATCAACTAGTAGAGACTTGGTTATAAGAAATACAACAGATACAGTGACAGGTGGCTTGATGGAAAGGTCTGCTGTTACTGGTAAAGAGGAGTTTAGATTGTTAGGATATAGTCGTGATCCAAGAGTTATAGTATCACAGTCTTTTCCTTTGGACTTACAAATTAACGGAATGATAGTAGAGGTAGCATTTTGATTGAACTATATATAGCATCAGCACTTTTATCAGCTAAAGCATATAGTGATGCAGGAGCAGGTGCAAAAGCAGAAGGTGCATTAACTGCTCGTAATGTTAAGACTCAAGGAAAGATAAGAGCCTTGCAAGCATTGCAAGAGCATAATGATATTATGGCAAACTTACAATCTTTTAAGAATCAGAATGCAGCTATAGCAGGTGTTACTGGTAGAGCAGAAGATAGATCATATAAGGCATTATTAAAAAAAGCTGAACAAGATAATAAAACATTAGCACAAAGATCTAACTATCAGAACCTTGCAGAACAAAGTAAGTATTCTCAACAAGCAGTTATGGCAGTAACAAAAGCAAATAATATATCCAGAGCATATAGATATAAAGCATTTGGTACATTATTGAGTGCAGGTATGAAAGCAGGTAGTGTTACTGGTGGTGACATGGGTACAAGTGGAAGTGGACTTTATACATAATGGCAGAGTTTATTAGATCAAAACCTACTACATTTAGAAACAAACCAGTTGGAGTTGTTCGTGCAGATACTGGTGCAGTTCAATTAGGTAATGCTGTAGCTGAGTTAGGAAACTCAATGCAGAAGATTTTTTGGGAAGAAGCTAAGCAAGATGCTATAAAAGATGATGTTCAAAGGGCAAAGACATTAGCTGTTGCTGATAATGGTAAAGTTGTATTTGAAAAAGCAAACTTTACTGAAGTAGGTACACCATATGCACAAAAGATATTAGCACAAAGATATAGCAATGCTATTGGTATAATGTCTAAGAGTGAGTTTGCAAAACTACAAAGTGAAAACAGATATGATAAAGATTCTTTCGACACACAAGCTAATACATATATAGAGGCTCATGTAAAAAGTTTTAAAGATAATGGCATGGAACAATACATACCTGACTTTATTACTAAGATTACAAATCAAAAGGTACTGCATTCTAATAAAATATTAAATGATACTATTGCTAGAGATGAAAGAGTAGCTGCACAAAATACTTTATTAACAACTAGAGACAATATAAATTCATTAGCTACACTTACATATACAAAAGGAAATCTTGAAAAGAGTGATATAGAAGTAGAAGGTCCTGAAGTATTTAATCAAATAGATACAGATATAAATGAAACTGTAAAAGAAATAACAGATAATATTAATAGCCTTGTGCAAGACGGACATATTAAAGCACCTGCTGCTGCTGATTTATTTTCAGAACTAAGAAGAAGTCAGGCACTTGGAACAGTGAGACATGTAGTTGATAGACTTGGTGAAAATGGTACAGCTATCAAAGGCATTGAACAAATAATGCAAAGTAAAAAACCATCACAAAAACTTATTAATACGATTATAGAATTGTCAGATAATGCTGTAACGATAGATGATTTACAAAAAGTATTTGATTTAAAAAATAATTTAAATCTTTCAAGAACTGATATGGGTATTATTACTCGTGAAATTAGCAATAGATCAGGTGATGCAGATAAACTTATGACTGCTATGGGCGAAGATTATCAAACATCAGGTTTTGCTAATTTATTAAACGGCTCAGCAACTTCACCTACTATTTTACAGAACAATGACAAAACAAGAGATGGTTTAAATGCAGGTCTAAGTAAAGAGTTAGGCACAAAAATTACATCTATGAACTTATTAACTATGCCACAAGAGCAATATGATATGGCATTGCGAATGGTAAGGACACAATCTGTTGTACCTACATCAATGCACGAGTTATTTAAACACCCTGATATAACAACATTAACTGCATTAGATAGTGCAACACGATCACAAA